TCAACTCATTATGTTCAATATGAGCAGTAATCTCAATACCTAAAGTTTTAATTTTATCTCTATTAGATTGTATATCATCTCTACCCTTACTCTCCAATTTTCCCATAAAGGACTTTTGCATCTCTACTTTATCAGAGAGACTTTCCTTCTTCAATTCCAATACTTTTATAGACTCTCTAGACTTACGAATCTTATCTTTAACTACACCATTCATAGCCGAAAATATCTTAATGTCAAGTAAATCTTCAATCACTTCTCTACGATGAGTATTACTCAACTGCATAAAAGGAACAAAAGAACTAGACCCTAAAACAACAATCTGTGTAAAAGATTTATAATTTAATTTAAGAATATTATTCTCAAGATATTTTTGTTGATCTGCTGCAGCTGCATTTTGATTCAGCATTACACCATCTACCCATATCTCAAATGTATTGGGTTTAATACCTCTTACAATTTTATACTCTCTCGTACCTACATCAAATTCTATCTCAACAAGACAACCCTTCTCATTAACAGTATTGACTAATTGACCTTTAGTAATTTTACGGAATGGTTTATTGAATAATGAAAAAGTTAAAGCATCAAGAACCGTTGACTTTCCAGCTCCATTACCACCTATTATTAATGTAGTATTACTTTGTTCAAAATCAATTTCAGTCCATTGGTTTCCTGTACTCAGGAGATTCTTCCACCTAATTTTTTTAAATCTTATCATAATTTTTGGGAATCAATAAATCATTACCTGAAATTACTACATATGGGTAATCATACGCCTCACAAGCGTCTATGGCAACCTCATCCTCTACATGTATAACATGCAATTGAGGATACTCTTCCTCAGACATAGACATCATCATCGCATATCGAAGGGCATCATCCTCCTCTTCAAACAAAAACAGAACCTTTTGTCCTTCTTCGTTTTCAACGGCATAAGCACCATTATCTTCCCTACCTTTTACGGAAAGAATGTACATTACTCAACCTCGCAGGCCTCCATATAGACATCTTTGATTAACTCCTTTATAATACCTTTATCAAGAGATACTTCAGAGTCATCTATATATCTATTTAATATACTAATGGTGTCTTCATTCTCCTCAGACTCATATTCTTCAGTATCATAATAACCATTAAAAATAAAATTCTCTACAATCTTTAATTCGTGTACGTTTACTCTATAAAACTTATCAAGAAACTTCTCAAACGCCTTTGAATCTGTTTTCTTTCTAATAATTATTTTTACAATCTTATCCTTATATTTTGTAACATCAATAAGTTGATGTGGCGTATCTTCATAATGAACATAATGAAACATTTTAAATGGATTATCTATTTGAGTTAATTCACATGTATCTGTATCAAATAAATTAAACCCACGAGTATCATCTACATCACTCCAATATATTTCATAAGGATTGCCAAGATATCTTATATTATCTTGATGACTTCTAGTATGATAATGACCAGAGAATACATGATCAAACTTGTCATATACATCTCTTTCAGCACCATGATCCATAACAACAAACTTATTGGCATTAAATCCATTAAGTTCTAAATGTCCCATTGCAACCTTACACTTACTATTCTGTATTACACCATATGTTTCATCTTCATTCTCTTGATTAATCCAAGGTATCAATAATGTATTTAATTTATCAAGTTTAATCTCAGTAGCTTTATCATAACAAATAATATTACTATACTCTCCTAATAATAAAGATAAAGCATTAACTTCATTTGTATTCTTATAATATGCAGTATGATTTCCAACAATAGTATGAACAATAATGCCCATATCTCTAAGACGATCAAAATAATGTTTCTTTGCCCAATCTAAAGCCCAGAAATCTATACCTCTTCTATTATCAAAAGTATCACCCATATCAACTATGGTAGTAATACCTTCCTTTTCTAAGGTAGGAAAAAATATCTCATCATAGAATTGTTTAAAATAATCATGAAAATGTTTCGACCCCTTCCGTGCTCCGAAGTGTTGGTCTGTTATTATAGCTATCCTCATGTATTATATCGATAGTTGATATTATCTTTAATAGTATTATAATCACTTTCTGATCCTGCCATAATACCATCTGCAGTAAAGACTTCAGAATATCCAGACTTCTCAATTATCTTAGTTTTAATTTCTAGTTGTTTCTTTTCTTTTTGTATTCTTCTGAGAAACGCATAATGTATGATCTGCGTAAAGTAAGCAAAAGGATTCGAGGATTTCTCAGGATTAAAATTATTAATGTACTGAACGCAATTTTCGATTCCATCACAGATCATGTCATCCTTGAACATATAGTTCACGAAATTTGGTTTATACGAGAGGTGAGTTGCTATCTTTAGAAAACAAGAACCCAAGTAATTTGTAATACGTGGTTTTGATTTTCCTAATTCTTCAGCCTCTACAATACTTTTCTTATATGCAACTATAGCTGCAAGGAACTCTTTGTTATTAACATAGTGTTCGGATCGTCGTCTTTTTGCCATTACAGAATGCATACGAGTTATCTCATAACCATGTCCATATTATAACATTTCTTCATGCGCTTGACAAGCGGTAAGAATATCAGTACAATAACTCTGTCAGAGTTCGAGGGATAGCTTTAAGAACTTTTAAATAAATTCTCTAGAGATTCTCTAGTTTGGGTAACGGTACAAATTAATCCTAGAGATGTAGAAATACCTACTCGGCCAGCGTTAGTTTCATTCTTCTTATTTATAGTTTTTAACCATCTCTTATAAGTAGATATTTTTTCTTTATCATTTGTACGTGACCAATAAACAATATGTTTCATTTTTAAACAAAAAATATGTTCATCACTAAGATCCAACCAAGGATCAATTTTATATAATGCAAATGGACCTTTTCTATTATTTGGAACTTCTCTAATAATACATGGATCCATAAGGATTAATTCTTCATTCTCCTCTTCAAATTCTTCTATCTGGGCAAAGATTTCTTCACCAGTAACTAATTTTAGTATTGCGTATTTGATCATTTTGGCCTCATGTTAATAGAAACTATTTCATAATTAAAGTTTTCTTCATTGTATATTTTAACTCTTTCTATAAGATGATTTAAAGTATAATTTCTTTTTGTTCCAGAAGTGGTATCATCAGCAATGTCATAAAGAGTAGCTTTAGTTTTATTATTTCCTTTTCTTAAGACTCTACCGATTGACTGTAGATTCCTAATTCTAGACTTGGAAGGAGAAGCAAAAATGACGTTATGTAAGTTTTTAATATTAATGCCTGTGGAGAAAGTTCCATAAGATGCAACTACAATAGCGTTTGATTCTCTTTCAGTAATTTCTCGTATTTCTTCTCGTTCATCTGCAGCAACACCACCATGAACAAAGAAAACTTTACGTTTTACTGCAGAATTATTTATTAGATTGAAAAGTATCTCTCCGTGGGTTTCTACCCTACTGTATAATAATAAAGTATTGCCTTTTAAATCTAAAGTAAGATTTTTAATAAAATTATTACGTTTCTCATTTTGAATAATGAATTGAACTTCATCCTCATAAGTATCAAATGTCTGTGGGTCATGTTTTAATAAAAGAATTTTAATATCCAATTTAGCAAGATGACCTTTTTCCATTAATTCATCTGTGCGAATTATTTTATATGCAGGGCCAAACAATCCTTCCAATACCCATTTATGAGTTTGTGTTCCATCTAATGTTCCAGTAAATCCAAATCTATATTTTGCATCATGCATCTTTGTCATAATACTAACAAGTGATTTAGATTTAAATAAATGAGCCTCATCACCTATTACACATCCAAATCTTCTAAAAAATTTCTTATCTAATTTATAAATGGATTGCCAAGTAGTAATAGTTACTGGCATCATTACATCTTTATCTTTACCAGCATATATCTTATGACAATATTTTTCAGCATCCCATCCATAATCTATAAAATCCTTATACATTTGTTCTACGAGAGAAGTCGTAGGAACAACCAATAATACATCTTCCTTTTTATCTACCATATACCTTACAATGGAATATATCATTAAAGATTTTCCAGATGCTGTAGGAGATATTAGAAGTTTACGATTATATTTTAATGCATCATGTACACCAGATATCTGATATGGTCTAGGTTTATATTTGGTAATCGC